GGTAACATTCTGAAGTATGCCCAGCGTTATGGGAAGAAGGAAGGTTACAATCGTAAAGACTTGATGAAGGTTCTTCATTACGCCTTAATCGCATTACATGTTCACGATTTAGAACATTAGAATTAGAGGCGCAGCGGCGATTTTCCTATTGAAACTTCTCTCCTCAGACGGCCGCTGCGTCCCTTCTCTTATAAATAAGAGAAGTAACTTTGAGGATTGACAAATGGCAAACATTTACGAACTAACTTCTACCCGAGATTCATTAACCGATGTTTTTTGGGAAGGCATTTCAACATCAGTCGCTGATAACTACAGTGCCGCAATCACTGACATATGTGATAATTACAACGGCATCTTTGCTCAGATAACTTCTGATGACGGGTTGACATCTACAATTCAAATCAGATTTCCTGATGATGTTGACCTTGCAACTATATCCGAAGCATTTATTGCTGCGATGAATGAAACAGCCGATGATCGTGTAGCAATCGACGCGGCTAAAACTAGTGGAAAGATTCAGGTGACCTTTTCTGAATAAAGTAGATTGACTTCTACTTGAACATCATGTACAATGTGACAACAAATTATAGTATGGAGCTATCTTATGAAAATATCGAAGTCCACCCTGGACATTCTAAAAAACTATGCTAGTATCAACACGAACATCCTTGTTCGTGAGGGTAACACTCTAGCGACGATTAGCACGGGGAAAAACATTTTTTCTCGCACTACAATCTCGGAGACATTTGATCGTGAGTTTGCGATTTATGATCTCAATAGTCTGTTAGCACTTCTCACTCTGATGGATGATACTGATGTTGCATTCGGTGAGAGTAGTATGACAGTAGGCAAGGATCGAAGTCAATTTGAATACTACTATGCTGATCCTAGCATTGTTGTCGCAGCACCAGACAAAACGATTGAGGTGGATGAACATTATAAGTTTACTTTGTCTTCTGATGAAGTGACTATGGTAATGAAGGCTGCTGCAATTGTATCTGCGCCAATGCTGAGTGTAGTTGCTAAGGGCGGCACAGTGACGTTATCAGTCGGTGACCCTTCTACTCCTAAGAGCAACACTTTCAGGCATGTGATAGGCGAAAGTGAGCTTGACTTTGATTGCCGTCTCGCAGTTGAGAACTTCAAGGTGATCACGGGCGAATATGATGTTACGCTTTCAAAGAAAAAATTCATGTACTTATCTAGCACTTCATCTGATATGAAGTATTGGTTGGCACTTGAACCTAGCTCAGTAATTTAGGAGACACTCATGGCAGGCGATGCAAATATGTTCCAGTCGGATCTATCAGAAACCACTCCAGCTAATATGATGATTGCGAATGTAGTTTTTCGCATGCGAGTGCGAGATGAAACCACCAAAGGAAATTCCTTTCGATGGGGAAATGTCACAACCGCTGATCTAGTAGCAGGTAAACGAGTAATCATATTCTCGCTCCCTGGTGCATTCACACCTACTTGTTCAAATCATCAGCTTCCTGATTTTGAAAAGATGTACGGTGAATTCCAAGAAGAAGGAATCGATGAAATCTTTTGTCTATCAGTAAATGACGCATTCGTAATGAATGCTTGGGCGAAGTCTCAAGGGCTAAAGAACGTCAAGGTTATTCCTGATGGCTCGGCTCACTTCACTACATTCCAGCATATGGATGTGAAAAAAGACAACTTAGGTTTTGGTGTTCGCTCTTGGCGGTATGCAATGATCGTAAACGATATGAAGGTTGAGAAGGCTTTTGTTGAACCAGGTTACGGTGATAATGTAGACGATGATCCTTATGGAGAAACGAAACCGCAAAACATCCTGGCTTGGCTAAAGGAGCAACCAAAAGCAGGTGGAAGGCAGTTGACCCTAAACTTGACTGATGGCATTGACTCCAAAGCAACAATGAGTTAAACTGTGTTTTTTATTATGAGAGGTTTTTATGTCAGATGAATTCTTGTGGGTTGAAAAATATCGCCCACGCACGTTGGAAGAATGTATTTTGCCTGACGCGCAGAAACAAGTATTTCAACAGTTTATCGAGGCTGGAGAAATTCCTAACATGCTTCTCTGCGGGACAGCGGGTACAGGTAAGACTACTGTTGCCCGCGCTCTCTGCAATGAACTCGGCTGCGATTACATTGTAATCAACGGGTCTGAAGAATCAGGCATCGATGTTCTCAGGACGAAGATCAAAGGCTTTGCTAGTACAGTTTCATTTGAAGGCAAGCCTAAGGTTGTTATCTTAGACGAGGCAGATTATCTGAATCCGAACTCTACTCAGCCTGCGTTACGCGCATTCATTGAGGAGTTTTCTAGGAACTGTAGATTCATCTTTACTTGCAACTTCAAGAATCGAATCATTGCTCCTCTGCACAGTAGAACTACTGTGATTGAATTCAAACTTGTGAACGGTCAGAAGAAAAAGATGGCTGGACTGTTTCACAAGCGAATGATGGATATTCTCAAGAAAGAGAAGGTGGAGTACAATGATAAGGTGCTTGCTGAACTGCTGATGAAGCATTTCCCTGACTATCGCAGGGTGTTGAATGAGCTACAACGCTATGGCGCTGGTGGCGTGATTGACGAGGGTGTACTGAGCAATCTAGCAGAACTTAGCACTAAGGCTCTCGTAGACGCCCTTAGAGACAAGGACTTCAAGAAGATGCGACAGTGGGTCGCTAATAGTGTAGACTCTGACCCTCAGTCAGTGTATCGTAAGGTATATGATACTCTGATTCCTAAGGTCAAGCAAGTCCCGCAGTTAGTGCTAATCATTGCTGACTATCAGTATAAGGCTGCGTTTGTTGCTGATCAGGAGATCAATCTTACTGCTTGTCTGACGGAGATAATGGCGAATGTCGAGCTATCTTAAAGAGTTAGGCAAGCCCGATGAACAGTACGACGAGGAGTCTTTCAAGGAAAAGAAAAAGGCAATCAGCCCTTTCGATTTTGCGAACACGATAAATCATAGCAAAGAAAATCTTATTGTCGATGACTGGAGCGAAAGGCAATACAATCCTTTCATCGTCAACAAGGCTATGAGCTATGGTCCTGACACGGTGATTGCTGCGAATGAAATGAACTCGCGGCCTCATCTTGACAAGAAACTGCAATATGATTTTCTGCTGAGTGTTGTTCGTCCTAAGAAACGATACAACAAATGGTTGAAACCTGAAAAGGAAGAACTACTTAGCATCGTAAAAGAGTATTATGGTTATAGTGATACTAAAGCCGCTGATGCATTGCGCATACTTACTGATAAAAACATCGAGGCGATCAAGCAGAGGTTGAACAAAGGGGGGCGTTAAATACTCTTTTTTTATAAATATTGGTACAAAACATTATGTATCAATAGGAATAAAATGATGAGTGAATTCTTTAACATTGATTACCCTGGTTATGCTCCATTGGAAATCATACTCGCTGAACCCGATGACTTTTTAAAGATCAGAGAAACTCTATCTCGTATAGGAGTAGCCTCTAGAAAAGATCAAATTTTGTATCAATCTTGCCATATCTTGCATAAGCGAGGGCAATACTTCATCACACACTTCAAAGAACTTTTTGCCTTAGATGGTAAGTTAGCGAATATTGATGATGAGGATTTGATGCGAAGAAATATAATTGCTAAGTTACTTTCAGATTGGGGCTTGCTAAAAATCTTACAGCCAGAGTTACATGAAAATGTGGCAGAGATGAGTCAAATTAAAATCATCTCGTACAAAGATAAAGAAGATTGGAGCCTTGTTACTAAATATAACATAGGTAAAAAACCATAGTGAGGTAAACGTGAAATTTGATTACTTGTGGCCTGTTGCAGATCTGCTTTACGACGAAGAAAAAAATGAACTGTTAAATATATTCCATGAAGTAATACAATCAGGAAATTTCTCTACTACTGGCTCTTCTGAGCCTGGGCATTATACAGACCATATTGATGATCCTGTGTTGAAGAAGGAAGCATCTGATTTTTATAGTCAAAACGAATATAAACTTGGTGATAGACCTGACAGTGATTTAGTAGTAAAGGTGTCAGCATCCGATTACTGGGAGCCTAAAAAGAGAAAGCTGGCGTGGGATTTGATGTGGCGATATTGTGAGGGTGATCCAGCGTGTCTTACTGCAGGTATAACATTCATTCGCGCTAATGAAAAAGTCCCAGTACATATTGATACCGCTATGTATCGAAACTGTGTCTTAACTATTCCGTTACAAGGGCATATCGCACCAATAAATTTTTATGAAAGCGTCAACTCTGATCAACCTAAGTTTTCTTACTGTTACACTACTCCTCACTTATTAGATACGCAACAACCGCATAATGTCGGTGTATCTACTGAGGACAGAATAAATTTTCAACTATATTTCACTGAACCATACGACAAAATAAAATCTAAGTTATCGGGTATTGGATTATAAATATAAGCGAAGTGCCGAAAGGGCTTCAATAAAATAAACTCGCTTAATTGGAGAAACACATGGTAACCCGAAGATTCACTGCGGCTAATTTGAACGAACTCGCAAACGACATGAAACCATTCACAATTGGTTTTGATAAAATGTTTGAAAGTTTAAATACAATCCCAGAAACCTCAAATAACTATCCCCCTTATAACATTGTCGCAGTAGGCGAAGGCTTGTACACCATTGAAATGGCTTGTGCAGGATTCACTGACGATGAATTCAATATTCACGTTGTACCCGATGTCAACAAACTTGTTGTCCAAGGTGTGCAAGAACGTGGTGAGGATGAGAGAAGCTATCTATATAAAGGTATAGGTGCTAGAAACTTTACACGCACATTCGCTTTGACGGATGATGTGAAGGTAACTGGCGCAGACTTTAGAGATGGTATTCTTTACATTTCACTGGAGCATGTAGTACCAGAAGAAAAAAGACCTGTCGAAATTAAGGTAGGCAATAAAAAGAGTGAACCCGAATTCATTCAAGACTAACACACCGGGGCGGTAACGCCCCAACTTTAGGAATATATTATGTCAATTCAAGTAATAAAACTGATCACTGGCGAAGAGATCATCGCAAAAATAACTGATATTAAAATTGAAGGTAGAGACTTAATTCAAGTTGAACAGCCCGCAATTATCATATTGATGCCGAATGATGACAACCCGAATCAAGCGCAAATTGGGCTTGCTCCTTGGGTACCGTACGCTGAAAACGCAACTGCTCATATCATGCCCGCAGCGGTTGCTGCTGTAGTCAATCCTAAGCAGGCACTCATTGTAGAATACGAAAAACTCTACGGCACCAATTCACCTATCATCACACCGAATAACGAAATTGTGACTCCTTTGGTTACAAAGTAGTTGACACTCCCCTTATTATGATGTATAATGTGTGCTATGAAAAACGAATTTTACAGCTGGGCTTGGCAGTATGGTAACCAAGTATTCTTGCGTGGTGTGCGCGATGGCAAACGCTTTACTGAAAAGCGAACCTTCAAGCCTACGCTATATGTTCGTGCTGATGGCGCCTCTCCTTACAAGGGATTGTATGGGGAGAACATCAAGCCGATTCAATTTGGCAATAACCGAGATGCTAAAGAATTCTTAGATAGCTATTCTCAGGTTCAGAACTATCCTATCTATGGACAGACTGACCTGACATATCAATTTCTATCTACTGAATATCAGGGCGATATCGAGTTTGATTTGTCTCAGTTATCTATCTGGTCGATGGACATTGAGACTACTGCTGAGACAGGCTTTCCTAGCGTAGACAATCCTACTGACAAGATTCTTCTAATCACGTTGATGAACAATCACACGAAGGAGATCATAACATGGGGAGAAGGTGAGTGGACTCCAGGTCCTGAAACAAAAGACTTGGGAGTTAACTATGTTCCTTGTGAGGATGAGACTGAACTGCTTACTAAATTTGGGACGTGGTGGGCTAATGAGTATCCTGATATCGTTACTGGTTGGAACGTTGAGTTTTTTGACATACCATATCTTGTTTCTCGTATGGACAGGGTGTTTGGCAATGACGCAAAGAACTCTCTATCTCCTTACAACCTAACAAGGCGCAAGGGCGTCAAGCGAAACAATCGTGAA